CTTGAAGGATTTGACCAAGGACTTTTGGTCGAAGCCACCTAACGAGTCAGAACTCAAAGTCACCATCAACAACGGTCATGGCGAGCAGAGCATTATTTTTGTGGCCGGCGCAGACAACTACGACGCCCTTCGCGGCATGTACTTTGACGGCGCGGTGCTTGACGAGGTGGGCGACATGCGGCCATCGGCGTGGTACAGGGTTGTGCGCCCTGCGCTATCGGATCGAGCGGGGTGGGCCATCTTTGCCGGCACGCCATCAGGCAAGAATTTGTTCTGGGCGCTGCGCGAGGAGGCTCGCATCAATCCTGCAACGCACTTGTTGATTGAGTTGCCCATTACGGCTACTGACGTTTTGCCTGCGGAGGAGGTTGCCGCAGCGCGTGCGCAGATGACCGAGGAGGCGTTTGCGACTGAGTACATGTGCAGCTTTGAGGCTAGCTTGCCGGGCGCGTATTGGGCAAAACAGATAGCGCAGGCTTACGAGGAGCAACGTGTTGGCGAGCACAAGATCGACAAGGCGTTTCCGATCCACTTGGTGGCTGACCTTGGCTACACAGACAGTTGTAGCTGGTGGGGTTGGCAAGAGACCTTTGACGGGCTGCGCATTGTTGAGTTCTATGAGGCTGACGGGCAGCCGATCCAGCACTACATTGACTGGATTCATGAGCGGCCTTATGCGGTAGGAGATGTTTGGTTGCCGCACGATGCGCGGGCTAAGAGCTTGCAAACCGGGAAAAGCATCATTGAGCAGTTTTTGATTGCTGGCATCCGGCCCAACCTTGTGCCCGAACTTAGTTTGCAAGACGGCATCGAGGCTGCGCGTTTGATTTTGCCTGACTGTTATTTTGATGAGGGCGCGACTTACGAGGGAATACAGCACTTGCGCGCCTACCAGCGCGAGTACGACGAGCGCACGCAGACGTACCGCTCGCGGCCCAAGCACGATGCGCACTCGCATGCTGCCGACGCCTTCCGCTATTTGGCTCTTGCCGCGCGTAAAAAAACTGTGCGTGCTGCGCGCGACGCGCATAAACCTTTGCTTCAGCCTCTTGCGCGGTACAACTTTGCGCTGGACGACATTTGGGATCTGACTGACGCGCACGATGAAAGAAGGGTGGGGTGATGCACAGCACAATCACACGCGCAAGCGACTTTTCCGCAACGCCTGCAGGTCTTGCCGAGCGTTGGTCAATGGAGATCAAGGCCGCCGAGCAAGAACTCCACAGGTTTCATGACGACGCAACGCGCATCGTGCACCGTTACCTTGACAAGCGTGACGACTTTGGTCGTGACGAGTCAAGAGTCAACTTGTTTTGGTCAACGACCAAAGTTTTGATGAGCATGTTGTACGCACGTCCTCCGCGAGCAGATGTGGGGCGTACTTACCAAGACTACGAAGACGATGTGGCGCGGGTGGCAGGAACGATTCTGCAACGCCTCCTCAACCGGAGTTTTGCCGACAACGTCAGCCAATGGGACTCCAACATTCGACAAGGTATTGAGGATTGGTTGACTGTCGGGTTTGGGCAGGTGTGGCTGCGGTACGAGGTCAAGACGGAGTCTTATGTGATTCCAGCGCAAATTGACCCGTTGACTGGTATTGAGTTGGCGCCTGAGCAGTTGGCCGAGCGCATTGTCAACGAAGACGCGCCGTGCGACTACATCTACTGGCGCGACTTTTTTTGGTCGCCTGCGCGTACTTGGTCTGAGTGCCGGTGGGTGGCGCGGCGTGTTTACATGACCAAAGACAAGTTAGAAGAGCGCTTTGGTGAAGAGATTGCTCGGGTTGTGCCACTTGGCACTTATAAACCCAAAAACACCTTTGACGACGCACCCAAGTACGACTGCTGGTCAAAAGCGCAAGTGTTTGAGATTTGGGACAAAGAGGCGAAAAAAGTCTACTGGTTTGCAGAGGGCGCTGACGTCATCCTTGACGTCAAGGACGATCCGTTGCGTTTGGATGGGTTCTTTCCTTGCCCGAGGCCCATCGTAGCTAATGTCACCAGTTCCAATTTTATGCCTCGGGCAGACTATGTGTTTGCGCAGGATCAGTACAACGAATTAGATGAAATCAACACACGCATTTGCTGGCTGACGCGCGCAGCTAAAGTTGTCGGGGTGTACGACAAGAGTGCTGAAGGCATTCAGCGCATGTTTAGTCAGGCAAGTGAAAACCAGTTGATTCCGGTTGACAATTGGGGCATGTATTCGGAACGCGGCGGCATCAAGGGGCAGGTTGATTGGCTGCCGCTTGAACCAGTTGTCAATGCTATTGAGCGCTTGCGGCAGTACCGTCAAGACAAGGTTCAGCAAATCTACGAGGTGCTTGGTATCAGCGATGTAATGCGCGGTGCGTCACGCGCGTCTGAGACTGCGACTGCACAACAGATCAAAGCGCAGTTTGGTTCCACCCGAATACAACTTATGCAGTTCTACATTGCAGAGTGGATCACACATGCTTTGCGGATTAAGGCTGAAATCATCTGTAAGCATTGGCAGCCTCAGACGATTGCGCGGCGCAGCAACATTGAACGCACGCCTGACGTTGCATTGGCTTCGCAGGCCATTGCGTTGCTCAAAGATGAGGAGATGTCAGAGTACCGCGTGACGGTTGAAGCCGATTCAATGGCGGCACTTGACTATGCCGCTGAACGTGACGCCGCAGTGCAATTCTTGCAAGGGCTTGGTGCTTTTGTGGGTCAAGTTGCACCGATGGCGCAGCAGGTGCCTGCCGCTGCTCCGGTGCTTTTGTCGTTGTTGCAGTGGGGCGTTAGCAAGTTTCGTGTCTCTACTCAAATTGAATCAATCCTTGACCAAGCCATTGCAAGCTTGAAACAGCAAGGTTTCCAACCTCCTCAGCCTTCGCCTCTGCAACAGGCAGAGGTGGCAGAAAAAGTTGCAAGCGCGCAGGAGCGTCAAGCTAAAGCAGCCAACCAGTCAATGGATGCGCGCTTCAAGGCTATGCAGATGGACATTCTGCAGCCACAGCCTCAGTTACCACCCGCTGCGCCTGCTATGCCTGCGGCAGCGGGCGCAATGCCCCTGCAATGAAAGTAAAGCGTATGAGCATTAAACGTTTTGTCCAGAGCCGCAACCCTCCGTTTGACCTTGTCGAAGCGACACAAACTGAGGCGTTCTTTCCCGACTCCGGCGCGTTGTGGGGCGACCGTATGTATGCCGGCGCGCACGCAACCGACGGTACGGACATCTCAACACGCACGCGACACCGTGCGTACATGCGCGCGCACAACTTGACAACGGCTGACGACTTTACGCAAGCCTGGGCCAAAGCCAAAGCAGCACGAGAATCGTATATGCGCCAGGGCGGATCAGTCCGGCGCGCAGACATTGAGCGTGCTTTTAATAAAGGATGATGATGGAAGAGTCCAAGGCAACATTGCGCGAAACCATTGAGCAGGCTTTTGATGCGCCGGCGCAGTCGGATGCGCCTGCACCAACGCCCGCACCAACTCCGACTGCATCACCAGAGCAAGATTCCGTTGCAGAGCCAAGCCCTGTGCCAGATGCTCAGGCTGATAAGCAAGACCTTAACGCTCTTGCTGAGAAAGAGCCTGTGGCGCGCGCACGCAACGAACGTGGGCAGTTCGCATCGGCAGCACCAGCCCAAGGCATCCAACCGGGTCCAAAGCCTAGCCCGAAAATTGACCGAGGGCCAGCTAGTTGGCGTCCAGATGTTCGCGAGCATTGGTCGCAGTTGCCCGAGGATGTCCGAAATGAAGTGCTGCGGCGCGAGCACGAGATCCAGCGCGCCATGCAAGAAAGTAGCGAAGCCCGTAAGAGCTACGAATCAATGGCGCGTGTAATTGAGCCGTACCAAGCGTTCATCAAAGCTGAGGGCGCGACTAACGAGCAGGCGGTTGAGAATTTGATGGCTACGGCTGCGCGGTTCAGGACTGGCACTGGCCCAGAAGTGGCGCAGATGGTGGCGGGTATTGTTAAAAACTTTGGCGTGGGGCGTTTTGGCCCTGGCTTTATTGGACAGCTTGACGCAGTGCTTGCGGGTCAACAAGTTCAAGTTGACCCACAGCAGGCTGCCTTCCAGCAGGCGCTTGACCAACGCCTTGCTCCGATGCAACAGATGTTGAATCAATTCCAG